ACATCGCGCGATCCTTCATCGATCCCGCCATCAGGTAGCGGGTGTCGAACTCGGCGAACAGCGCACCGGAGCCGTCGAGTAGCGTCTCGTCGAGGCGCTGCGTCCAGGCGCGGTGCCATGGCGCGAGCGTGTGCTTCAGGTGCGCGCCGAAGAACGCCTCGGAGCTGGCGAACGTGGCCGCCTTGTCCGAGTGCCCAACCATGATCGGGAAGACGCTGTAGCCGCGGCAGATCTCCTCAATCTGCAACCTGCGCGTCTCCACATGCTGCGCATCGACGCCCGTCATGGCGGTGCTGAACCACTTCGCCGCGCGATCAAGCACCAGCGGAATGCCGTTGTTCTCCGGGCCCGCCGACTTCTTGAGCCAGGCGGTCAAGCGTTCGTGTTGCTCTTTCGAGAGGTTCCCCTCGACCGAGTAGGTGCCGCTCGGCCGCAGTCCGTTCGCGTGCATCGCCTCCTGGCTGCGCTCTGTCGCCATGGCCAGTCCGATGGCATGGCGCGCCAACATCACGGCATTGAGGCTGTTGACCCAGTCCCACTGCACGCCGTTGAGCACGAAGACCTCGTCCGGCGTGAACTCGCCGATCAGGCCGTACTCGTCCCAGCAGCGGTACCTGATCTCGTAGCGCGCAATCTTGCGCACGTCCCAGCGACCTGGCATCACCGGAATCAGCTCGCGCACGCGCCGGTTGTCGCCGCGGACCTTCAAGGACAGGCCGGCGCCCGTCAGTGCTGCGTGGAGCGTCATCTGCCGGCGCCACTCGAACGACGTTTGCCACTCATTCGGGCGACGACTCAGCAGACGGTACTCCGGGATGTTGGTCGCCTTCTCGCGGGTGCCGTCGCTCTTCTCGCGGTACACGTGCAGGTCGGGCGTCGCGCACCCATCCGCGATCGCCTTGACGCACGCGAGCACCGTGGTCACCTGCAGCGCGGTCTTATCCGTGACGGTGAAGCCGGCCACGCGACCGCCGCCAACGCCATCGATCAGCTCCGCGACCTGGTCATAGGTGAGCTGGGCCGCCTTTCGGCCCAGCAGTCGGTCGAGGATCTTCAAGTCGGTTCGTCCCAGAATGAGCCGCCTTTCGCGGCCGGGTTGAGCCCCATCAGCGAGACCGCGTTGAACGTCGCCATCAGCGGGTCAATCTTTGCGGAGCCGCTTGCCTGTTTCGTGATCGTGATGGCGTTGCCTTTCGGCTCCACCTTTGCGTTGCCGACGCACCACGCCATCAACGGTTGCGCACCGTGCACGAGCTCGCCGCCGGCGACCGCGCGCTCGGTGGACTTGATCGCGCCATTGAGCTTGTAGCCTTGCGATATCGCCACGATCTGCCCGCCAGGCCCGGCGGTGAAGCCACGTTCCTCGGTCGTCAGCTCATCGACGATGTCGTTGATCCCGGCCGCATCGACGCCGATGGCGTTCTCATCGGGGATCAGGTTCGCGTCCCGGAGGAGACAAACGGTATCGGCCACCTGCACAACGTCCTGGCCCGGCAAGTCGACGATGGTCAGGTCGCCGGCGCGCTCCAGGTCGAGCAGGTTTGACGCAATGTCCTTCCGGCGATCCAGCACGATGCGATGCGCCCAGGCATGGGCCCAGTGCAGCCACCGACGCGTTTCACGCTCACGCCCCACCACGACGAGACCCAGAAGGTCATCCAACCCTCCACCGTCGATGCCGACGGTGACGACCTCGCAGCGGTCAATCAGCGACTCAAGCGTCACGCTCGGATCGCCCTGTGCCTCCCAGAAGTCCGCACCTGCCCACCGGTCGGAACGGAGGGACAAGCCGATCTCGACGTTCAGATGCTTGGCGAGGAACCCACGCAACGATTCTTCGCCCGCGGTCTGCGCCTTGCGCAGCTCCCGCTCAAGGAATTCACAGTCGACGGAATAGCCGAGGTTCGGGTTCACCATCCCGAAGTTGCGGGGATCGAGGTGTTCCCCACGCTTGATCATCTCGCCCGGGAACTCGTAGATGATCGGGACGAACCGCTTGTCCACAATCTTCCCGTCACGAACGTCGCGGGCGTATTGCAACTTCTGCCTGAAGATGCCGGCTGGTGGATCGTCCGACTGCGTCGTCAGGTAGATGACGAAACCCTCGGGGCGCGACGCCAGTCCGCCAGTCGCCTCCCGCAGCATGTTCTCTGCGTCGGCCTGCTTTCCGAAGAGCCAGAGCTCATCGACCAACGTCCCGACAGACTTTTTGCCGCCAACAGTGTTGTTATCGGCGGCCACCACCTTCAGGCTCGCCCCACTTTCGCGGTGCGTGATGGTCTTCACGTGGGTCTGGACATGCATCAGCGCGTCCAGGTCCTCATCCCGCTGCGCCATGTCGCGCGACGGCGCGTAGCTGTTGCCTGCAATCTCGATCGTCGGCGCCAGGATCGCGAACTCCGCCGACTGGCGCCAATTGAGAATCAGCGCCGTCATCATGATGCCGGCGGCTACCGTCGACTTTGCGTTCTTCTTGGGCAGCAGGACGAACCACTCGGTGATCAGCCTTCGTCCGGACTCGGCGTCGTAGGCGCCGAAAATCGAAGCCACCAGGTCGAACACCCATTGATCGCAGGCCTCGCCGAATGTCGGGCTGCCCGGCGCGTCGACGATGCGCAGCTGCTTGAAGACCGCTAGCGCGATCGTGGCCTGCTCCGGGAAGATCGGCGGCGGGATGATCGATGCGTGTGCCCGCAGTCGGCTCTCCCAGTCCGGGCACGCCGTTGACCACTCCATGGATCAGTTCGTCCTTGCGCGCGGCGGCGGAGCCGTCGGTGCGAACCTGCCGCCGGCCACGGCACTGGCAGCGGCCTTCTTCTCGTCCTTCTTCCCGCCCTCCCCCTTCTTGGCGTGCGTATAGGCCACGGCCGCGACGGCCGCCTTCACTTGAATCGCAGTTGCGTCGACTCGACCGAGCGCGATGTCCTGCAGCAGCTGGAGCATGTCCCGCTCCTCAAGCGGGACCGGCGCGGCTTTCGCCCGCTTCAGAGCTCCGCCGTGCGGTTGACCTTCCAGCGCGACCTTCACCGCCGGTTGCGGCTTGGCATTTGCTGATTTCTTGGGCTTTGAGACCGGCGCCGACTTAGGCTTACGACCCGCTCCAGGCCTTGCGCCGCCTGCATTTTTGCGAGGTCCGCCGCTACGGCCTTTCACGCCTGCCATTTGCTGATTACCGAGAGTGTCCTGAGGGGAAAAAAATCCGTGCGTGAGAGGACAGGCGGTTTACGGCGCCCGCCGCGGTGGACTTTTGATCCCCCCCTCCCCTCGCCGCGCTCGCTGGCGGAGGTCGATCCGCGTCTTGGCCTCGTGGCACCCTCCCTCGCCGATGCAGAGCACCTGGCAGTTTTCGTCCGTGTCGGCGCCACCATTGGCTAGTGCCACCACATGGTCGAGCTCGAAGCCGTGGGGGTACGCCGTCAGCCGGCCGCACCGAGCGCAGTGCGGGTCGTGCGACCAGAGGCGCAGCCGCCTGTTTTGCAGCGTGCGCCCGGTGATGCGGCGATCGCTGGCGGAGGGTGCGCTCTGCACCCTGCTACCCAGCGTGGCCACCCGCGGCTTGAGGGAGGACAGCTTCACCGGTCGGTCACTTGCCTTCGGGGCGCTTGTCCAAACCCTTCTCGGCAAGCAGCGCGGCGAGGTCATCGACATGCAGGCAGTCGCACAGGCATGCGGTGACGACGGGGGCGCCGATGGTCGACGCGATGAAGCCGTTGCAGTAGTCGTTGCCCGGCTTCGCGTCGTACAGGATGCCGATGGCATTGATGTTCACGGGGCCGCTGCCGTATCCGGCAAGGGACACGACCTTGTCGCCGTTCTTGGCCTCGCGGCCGTTGCGGTAGTGCATGGTGGTTCTCCTGCGTGAATGGTTCAGCGAATCGCGCTGATGGAGGCTTAGCGCACATCCCGATCCGCCAGGATCAGTGCTTGGAGTCCGCGGACCTGGGCATCGCACTCGGCAGCGGCTCGAACAATTCGGCCCGCACTCGCTGCTCTGTCGTCGGTGGCGCCATCAGGTGCGCTGGTGCCGGCGGCCGCGTTTCCGGTGGCGGGCACGGTCTGACATTGCGCCCACAGCTTCCGAAACCGCACGTCACCAGCAAGCAGATCAGCAGCGAGGCGATCACCCTTGCTCTGTGCATTGTTCAGCTCCTCTAGGTATTGCGCGGCGATGGCTTCCTGAGCCTCGGCGCGTAGTTGATAGCGCTGCGCCCGACCTTCGGCGGCGCGCTGGTTGTCCTGCGCCGTCTGCACGTCCGCGTGGGCCTGGGCAAGCTCAGTCGCGCGGATCTTGGCCTCGCCATCCGCCACACCGTTGTCGTGCCCCTTGCTGCAGCCGTACGCGAACGCGGCGGCAACACAGGCGACGAACAGCCCTGTCTTGAGCAGGCCGAGGTACGGACGGAGGGCGTCGAGGCTCATCACTGCCCGCCGGCGCCACCGCCGCCGAAGCGGCGGACCATGGCTTCGACCGCTTGCGCGCCGGCAATGCCCAGTGCCGAACCGATGCCCAACAGCGCCAGCGGCGAGATGTCTGGGATCTGCAACAGCACGACACCGGCGACCAACGACGTCGCCGAACCGAGGATCGTGCGGCCGATGGCCACGCGCCAGTTCAGCGGGTCATTGCCCGCCAGCAGCTTGCCCAGCGCGATCGCCGCGCCGACCGCCGCCAGCATCAGAATCTGCTTCATGTGGTCGCTCACGGTCTTCCCCTTTCGTTCGGCCATCGCATTACCCCCGCGCCTCGGCGAGTGCAGTACGCGCTCGCGCA